GCCTCTGGGCTGCCATTGATTCTCTTGACATCGTGATGCAGCATTCTAAGCAGCATTGCCCCTGAAAACAGTTTCAGGACTTCGTTTTTGTCAGGCTCATCTCGATAAGGTGAGGACTCAATCAACGCATCGATGGATGGATAGAATGGTTTTTTACTTCCTCTCATGATTTTAGCTCCTTGATTTTATTTTTTAGGTTTCTCACAGTCGATGGATGCCACCCTCCTCCATACCGGGATGGAATCTTCTTGCGATTGAGTTCGGTTGCAATGGCAGCCAAGGTGGTGTGACCCTGTTTCTCAATGGCATCGATCTCCGGCTTTAGCATTCGAGCGAATCGAATGAAGTTCTTGCGATGTGCCTTGGCACCGCCCTGACCGGCTTTCTTCAAATCTTCCTCAGAATGCAAGCCAAAGGAATATCTGAGGTTGCCATCCTTGTCCTTGTATCCTGTTTTTTTCATCCGTTTCATCTTCTCGGTCACGGTTTCTGACAAATCGGCTCGGTATTGTGCCGAGATGTGGATCAAGGTATCGATGTCCATGATGCTGGCATGCTTAAGGGTGGTGTCGAAATGCCAGAAGCGAACCCCTTTCGCCCCGGCAGTGATCAACAAAGTCAAGACACTTATGTTTCTCAGTCGTTTTCCCATGTTGGCTGCAATGATGTCGGCATTATGCTCGGCTGCATAGGCAATGGCCTTTTCTAATGCTGGCAATGAATATGGGTTTTTGCTTTTTCGCTCCTTAAAATGTTCCTTGAGCCATTTGCACTTCTTGTTGGTTAAATACTTCTCGATCAATGGAATCGAGCGATCTGCGTATGCCAGTGGCACATACAACACAAATGGTTTCCTGTGTTTACCCTTCTTGACTTGAAGGGACTTAATTGCTTCCTTCTTACTCATGTTTCCCCCATGTATTCTTAGCGTTCTATGTATTATGTGCATATATTGTCGACAAATACAACAACCCAAGGTGAGGCAGCCTTAATTGACTGCCTGTTGTCTTTCATTCATAGCATCTAAATGCTGTTCAATTAAATTCTTTCTATTTTTCATTATTGCTCGATATTCTTTTTCATCGATTTCAACAACGTTTGTTTGAACTTCAACAAATTTTTTTGCATGTGACCAATCCAAATGTGACCATGAAACAAATTTTTTTAAGGGTGGTGTCAGTTTAGAGGGTTGTTCATCGGTCAAATAAAAGAACTTATAAGGGACATCATCCCATGCTGTTTCTCGATATGTAGCCCACTCATTTCCTCTGCTGTCTGTTGCCTTGTAATATTTCATTTTGTTACCTCTGTTGTTCTATTAATGTTCTAAGTCTTGACATAGATTACACTTGATGACAATAATATACAACAACTAATGGTCATAAATTACGGAGATGTAAATGCCTTTACCAAAACCCGATAAACAAGTACGAATAAATAATGAGTTATACAGCTCATTGGCTGCTGTTGCTGGGATACAGAGGCGCACCATTAAGGGACTCTGTGAGTTGTTATTGGAACGTGGACTCAGGGACGAGCAAAATAAGATTGATTTATATACCGAAGAAAATGACTAATTCGCGCAACAAAGGCGCAACAAAAGAACGATGGGTCGTCAATGCGATGAATGATTATTTCGACAACCATTGCCCTCATCTCAATATCAAAATGACTCGCAATCTCGATCAGACCAGAGATGGCGGTTATGACATTTTGGGTCTGGATGAGTTTGCCATTGAGATCAAACATTATGCCAAAGGATGTCACCACAGAAAGGAATGGTGGGATCAGGTGTGTACCGCAGCAAGCGATCACCAGATTCCTGTATTGATTTATAAATACAACTATCAACCAGAGCGAGTGGTGGTGCCGATTGATTGGTTTTTTGCCACTCAGTTCGAAATCCCAAAGCCTCAACTGAGAGAACATACAGCGGTCATGGAGTTCGAAAGTTTCCTTTGGTTTTTGGTCTGTTACTTGGAGATGAAAAATGAGCAGTGAACTACCAACCCACGATGACTACGACAAATTTCTTGATTTTGTGCGCCTATACCATGGCGAATACGTCTTGGAAAAGGAGCGAGAAGATCAAGAACCACTCGGATTATTTGAGTACCTAAACACTCATTTTTTCTGGCTGGTTCAGCAGTACAAAGATTTACAAAACATACTAAAACACAACTAAGGAGATAAAAATGGAATATCCAGATATACAAGAACCCAAAGCCAATGCAAATTGGATCAACTACAAGATCATTGAGAATACTTGGTTCAGTGGTGAAGATGAAATCACTTTTGATGATGTCTTATTTCACCCCAGAAGCCTTCTATCAGGGTGGCTGAAGATTGCCCCCGGATTCTATGATTTTCAACCCGATTCCCAATTTGGGATCATCAGTCCAAGACCGAGTTCAGACATGGAATATCAACGAGCTTATCAGGTCGCACTTTGGATCAAAGAAACTGGCACAGTCAGCTGGACTGTCAGCAACATGGGTGGCAGAAAGTCTTTCGAGAATGCCTATCACCTCATTAATAAAGAGATCACTGCCAACTCCGGCATGGTTGCTCACCTAAAGAAAACAGGAGCAATCAAGATCCCTACACAGCAAGGATTTTCCAGAGAGGTTCAATGGGAATTTGTCAAGTGGGTCAACCCGCCTGAAGATTTCATGATTGAGACTGAAGTGGAATCAAGTGGCTTCGACAACGATCCAATTCCCCCAGTTGTTGAAGATGACAACCTACCCTTTTGAACACCGGGTAGGTGCAGAGGGTGTTCAGTGTTTTCTTTCGTGTTACCTCCTAACTGAGCATCCTCTGTTTTTGTCATGAGCATTGATTTACCAAAGCATTCAAGGACTATCGCATTGGCTCTCTTGTCTCAAGATGAGTTCAATGAGAAGTTATCGACCAATGACGAATTGAAATGGGGCAAGAAAGGAAGCCTCAGTGTCAACATCAGAAAAGGTACTTACATCAATTGGGAGACAGGAAGCCAAGGTGGAATGGTTGATCTAATCAAGGAACACCACGGGAGTGATGTGAGTGGCTTTCTTGACAGTTTAAACCTAGATCAAGCAATCGTGCCGAACATATCAAACAAGGGGAATATAAAAGAGATGAACACACCAGCTAAGGCATTCTCACCTCAGCAAATGAGAGAAGTCACCAAAGATTGTGAATATCGTACATTCAGCCATGATCAACAAATGTTGGTGGCACGATGGAAAGATAAGAAAATTCGACCTTATCATAAGAAGGGTCATGCATGGCATTTGGGGCGACCTGAAGGCGATATGCCACTCTTTATCAGTGAAGGCAGTGATACATTGCCGATCTTGATTGTAGAGGGCGAAAAAGCCTTTGAATTGGTATCAGAAAAGAAAATGTACCCCGGCAAGATAGTCACTTGGCATGGCGGTTCAAACAGTTACGACAAATCCGATTGGTCGGTGATCGAGCAAGATCGAGCATTCATATATCCCGATAATGATGAGGCTGGATATAAGGCAGCACTCGGCATTAAATCAATTCTTGAGTCTCACCACAAAGAAGTGACAGTGGTGAAGAATCCAAACACTTGGAATGATAAGGATGATCTGGCCGATCATTTGGATTGGAAAATGAATCTTTATGAATACGCAATGGATAATCCATATATGCCTGAGAAGCCACCCATTGATCCAAGACGGATCAGGCTGATTCATGCAACCGAGGCAATGACTAACCTTGAGCCACCCGATTGGGCGATTAAGGGTGTATTAGAGAAAGATTCACTCACCCTACTCTATGGCACTGCGAAGGCTGGTAAATCATTTGTATCGATCAGTATGGCTGCATCCATATCAATGGGTACGCCTTGGTATAACCATAAAACCAATAAAGGCTTCGTGGTCTATTTGGCTGGTGAGGGTCAAAGGGGTATTGGCAGAAGGCTATTGTCTTGGCAGAAATTACATGGCTATGATCTTAAAAAATCGGGATTCCATTTCTCTAATAGAGGCGCACAGTTATTGAATGATGATGAGGCGATATTGCTCCGAGATGAGATATTAACATTGCAAGATCATTATGGTGATATGCCAGCTGCAATATTCATCGATACATTGGCAAGGAACTTCGGTGCCGGGAATGAGAACAGCACTGAAGACATGAATCGATTTGTGGCATCCATTGATCGTTATCTAAGAGAAGAGTTTGGATCAGCTATTGTGTTGGTGCATCACACAGGCCATGAAGCAGCAACCAGAGCCAGAGGGTCATCGGTTTTGCCAGCTGCGGTGGATTGGTCGTATCAAGTGACCAGAGAAGATGATCCTGAATGCACCATGTATCTCGATTTCGAGCAGACATTAATCAAAGATGGTAAACCGATGCCAACCAAGCGATTCCAGTTTCAAGAAGTTGAATTGATCGAGATGCAAGATGAGGATGGATTGCCGACAACATCCGGGGCATTGAAGGAAGTCAAGTATGTGGAGAAGCAAAAGTCTAAAAAACTCGGCAAGAATCAGAAGATCGTGAAGGAAGCCATTGAGAGTCTACACTTCAATAAGGTGGCTGAGGCACGAAAAGAAGGAAAGGATATTGCTCACATCAGAGTCAGTGTGGATGAGCTGCATGAGCAATTAAAAGGCAAATTAAAGGGCAATGTCTCCGATATTCGCAAGAAAGCATTAGAGGCACTAATTAACAATGAAGAAATCGGAGGAAATGATGAAATTGGCTATATACCAGCAGATGTACAGCAATTCTAGCAAGAAACCTTATATATATCGCTATATTAGAATAGTTCTAAAAAGAGATATAAAAAGATATATAAATGATATAAATCGTATAAAAGGCAAAGCGTATTCTTGGCTCAAATCGATATAAAAGATATAAAAACCCTTTAGGGTTTATATCTTTATATCGTGCCGAATATATAAAACTTATATTTATATCGTGCCTAAGAAAATAACATCCAGACCGCCCCTTTCTGTCCAAGCAGAGGAAAAACGTGCTGAGGCAATTAAACTCAAGTTTGATGTGTCAAGACGTTGGGGTTTTGATCGATTGCTGAAATGCATCACTAAGGATCTATTGTCTAGGTGGATGAAGCAAGAACACTTAATGAATCAAGTCATCAGCACCACCAGCTATGAAAAAATGTATGAAGTGAGTATGGCTTATATCAGAGGCTTAAATGCCATAGAGCAGAATGCATTGGATCGAGGCTTCAAAGAATTACCCAAAGATGTATGGCAAGTCGATTGTCCTGTTGAGGGTTACAAGGACTGGAAGATATTTGTGGCTCTATCAGAGAACGGATTACCCGCTGCATGTGCCATGAGTCATAACGAGCCACAAACCATGTACTACTCCGTTAGAGAATTGATCGCCATGAATGAAGAAGCATTCAAACTGAAACTGAAGATGTTGCCTGAGTTTGGTCATACCGAGATCATTGAAATGAAACCAACGAGTCAAAAAGACATTGATGGCTGTACCCCACATGATGAGGTTATCTGATGCCTGATATACGATCTCTGACTGGGACAGCTGGCGAGCTATTGTGTGCATCTTATTTGGCTTTTCGAGGCATGAACGTCTATCGACCCATGACACCATCTAGGCGTGATCTATTAATCTATAACCCCGATAAGAATTTCTTCTATGGGGTTCAGGTAAAGACACAGAGAGGAATGAACGAGCCTGATCGAAAAGACACCAGATATCGGTTCAGCTTTTTTAAACGTGGGCGACCCTACTCCACATTCGATGTGCCAATCTTTTGTATGGTTTCATCCGACCTACAGCTGATGATCTTTGATATCAATGATGGCAGCAAAGACAGCTATACGATCAAGGAGTATGAGTTTACGAAAGCGAGACAATGTGAATCATTTGATGAACTCATGAGCAAATTGCATTATCATGATTAATATATACATCAACTTAGGGATATAATGCCTGTTAAGTTTAAAGACACAGAAGAATCCTATGATCGAAGGACGGGCAAGACCGCGATCACTTATAACTATATGAAAGCAACACCCAAGAAAGATTTGTTTGATTATATTAATTCACCCAATGCCAAGCCTAAGAAGATACATAAATGCGTTCAAGAACTGACAAGGCGAGGCATCAAGATTCAATGGAGAGATAAAGAATGAGCATAGACACTGATGAAGTCATCAACGAGAGAGGCAAGCATTACGGAATACCGGGAGAGTTCTTTGAGCAGTTGAGCCTAGTATGGACAGGCTTAATGAGAAACAAACTCAAGCAAGGACAATCACTATCCAAGGAAGAATGTGTTGCCATGTTTATATGCATGAAGGGATTGAGAGCATTCAACAACCCCGGTCATCTTGACTCATGGGTTGATGCTGCTGGATATGCAGACATCGGCCACGCATTGAGCGAGATCAAACGAAACAAAACAAAACAACGAGATCAACAACTATTGAATGATGCAGAAGAACGACAAGGAAAAGATTCAATTTATCTTGGTTGAGTCTGTTGAATCAGGCAAATCAAGTTACGAGACAGCGAAACAATTAGACATGGCTCCAACCACTGTGAGGCGATGGGCTAAGAAACAGGGGCTGACCTTTAAAGGAAGGTTTAGTGCTAACAACAATCTGAGGAAAGGCAGAGTCAATAAGCTATGGAATAAGTAATGGATATAACATTAAAAGCAGAGATCAAAGAAGTCACCAGAGGGTTGACACGATTACAGAAGAAGCAGATCCCATTTGCATTGGCTGGGGCTTTATCTGATGTTGCTTATAACACCGCTAAGAATAAAAAGAATAATCAGTCATTACCCAATGAGGCTAAGGATAAATTTGAGGGAGGTGCAACACCGTTCACTCAGAGGGCTTTCATGTTTAAAAAGGCTGATAAAAAGAATCTCGCTTCATATGTTTATATCGCTGATAAGCAAAATGATTATCTAAAGTTTCAAGTAGAAGGTGGAACGCGAACACCTAAAGGAAGATCATTGCTGGTACCAACAAGGAATGCTCGGTTGAATAAATATGGGAACCTAACCAAAGGGCAGAGAAATAAATTCTTTTCAAACACAGAGAAGTTCTTCACAGGTGTTCCAAAAGGATTCCAAGGCGATCAAGATCGTGCTGGAATATGGGAAAGATATGGAGGCAAAAAATCTCCGAAGATTAAGATGGTTGTTAGCTTCAAAGACTCAGCCAAGTACACTCCTAAA